AGAAACCCCATTAGCAGCAATGTTTTGTCCAACTGCTTTAGTTAATGCCTGACCCTTTTCTCCAGTAACAAAAGATTCACCAAAAGTGGTCTTACCTTGAACTGTTTGATATTGTTTAATTCCATCAGATCTTCTTCTGTTCATTATTTCTGAGGCAGATACATTACCTGCAAATTCTGCTAACTCTTGTATACTCTTAGATGATGCTCCAGTTTTTTCTGCTAAATCTATCGCTGCATCTCTTGCTTTGTCCATTGCCATTCTTTGTTGAACATACAAACCAACAATAGCACCAACGCCAACTGCTAATGCACCAAACTTAGAACTAAGGAGTGGAGTTATAAGAGTAAGAGCCATGAGTGGCATCATTAACTTTTGAGATATTTCTCCAATTTTTCCAGGTGCCATTGAACCCATCATTGCGACCATAGAGGCAGACATTGCTGCAGTTCCCATACCAGAAGAAAGTCTTTGTCCTATAGCACTTTTTGATTGACTGCTTGTTCCTTGATTATTGCTACCGCTTAAAATTCCTTGCTTTGCTAATTTATCTTGTTGTCTTCTAATTGATTTGTCTGTTGCTGTAATGCCAGTCGATTTTCCATACAAAGCATTTGCTGATTGTGAAGAAGAAACACCTGATGCTCCTGCTTGTCCAAGTTGGCGACCAACTCTTTGAAAATCATCAACAGATTCTTGCATTCCAACAATTGCACCTTGTGCTCCGTCTTGTGCGGCTTTACGCATTTTTTTAGATGGTGATTTGTTTTGAAATGCTTCATTAATTCCTTGAGACATACTATCTAGTGATTGTGATACTGCTCTGTTAGCAGTTATATTTAAGTCTTTGGCAATCTTTCTGCTCTTTCTTTGTATTTCTGCAACTGCTGCTCTATTGGTTGGATTCCCTATACCTGAACCAGTTATGGGAACATTAGGGCCTGCTAAAACTCTATTTTCTGGAACTACATGTGCTCTTGATAATGCCTTACCTCCAGGATTTTCTATTGGTAATACTCTTTCAACTCCTGCACTCTTTGATTGAAAACTACTTGCATTTCCAGTTCTAGCACTATATATTGTTGACCTTGTTATTTCGCCAGTTTTATTATTAAATACAACACCAGGTTTTCTTAAGTTTCCACCTTGACGAATATCTTCGTCTGTTGGATACATGAGTTTTTGCAAACCTGGAACTGATCTTGCTGCTGAGCCACCCGCTGCAGTCATTCTGTTTAAAATTGCATCTATTTTTGGTTTTGCTTTAGCAAATGCTTCACTAATATGATTTGAATCTATAGCAGTTTTTCTTACTTCATTTGCTATTTCATCAGTATACATAGTAATTTCTGGTGCAAGTTGTTCAATGGCTTTTTTAGTTAATCTCATATTTTCTTCTACACCAACTGCTGCAATTGCTGAATTTCTTAATGATTGTGAAAATCCTTTTTCATTAACAAAACCTTTATCCATTCCAAAACCACCAGCAGTATTTCCTGGTGCAAACATAGTATATGGACCCATAAGTTTAGATTGACCACCATAAATAGCACTGTTATTTGGATCTCTTCCTTTAGCAAATCCTGGTATGTTGTTAGCAATCATTCCACTAATTAGTGGTGCATATTTTTTAGCCATTGGTGCAGGAATTATTGCTTCTTTAGGAGAAAGCATTGCTGGAACTTTATCTCCAGTACCATTTCCTGGAACACTTACTACACCTTTTGCATATCCTTTAGGTTGAGGTCTAGGTCCCTTTCCTGGTACCCCGCCCAAACCAAAAGCACGTTGTGCTGCAACTGCTTGATTATATGATGCTGCAAGTCTTTTAATTGCTTCTGCTTCTGAATTAAAACTTTGAGTTAACTTCATATGTGTTTGATCTAATGAAGCAGCAACTGCGGCAGCCTCTAGTTGTTGTTGTGTAAGATAGTCTGTTTGCATTCCCAGAACGGTAGATGATTGTCCAGCCCTATTAAATACTCCCTTAATGGCTGTAAATCCTTTAATTATATTTGCCAAACCGTTAGCAAGCAAACCAAATGACATAAGTACTACTGGTCCTATACCTGCTAGGATTGCTGTAAAGTATGTTATAAATTGTTTTGTACCGTCGCTAAAGTCATTAAACTTATTTAATATTTTTGAGAAAAACTCAACAACTGGAGTTAACGCTTTTAGGAATTCTGCACCAATAGGAACTAAGGTAACTTTTAAGTCTTCAATTTGTTTCTTAAATTTATACATTGGTGAGTCTTCAATTTTTTTCATTTCTCGCTCAGATAATATTGCTAACTCTTCGACTGTTGCACTGGTTAATTGTGCTACTGTTTGAGCCTGAGTTCCTTCTTTAATAACATTTTGAAATAATGTAGACATACGAGCAAACTGAAACTTACCAAATAGTTGCTCAATTGCTTGAGCACGCTTCAATGGTTCTAACTTGTCTAAAGCCAAACCAAAATCTATTACAAGTTTTTTAACGTCTCCCTTATTTGCTTCCACAATTCCTTTAAGGTTAATGCCCATGCCACCAAGGAATTCTGATGCCTTTTTGGTTGGATTAATTAAAGATGCCAAACCAGACTTTAATGCGTTAGCACCTTCTCCAGCCTGAATACCACCTTCACGCATTGCAGTCATAAAGAATGCTAAGTCTTGAACATCACCACCAAGTTGTTTGATTACTGGTGCTGCTTTAGGAATTGCAGTTGTTAAATCATCAATGTTAAGAATAGTTTGGTTTTCTACTGCGTTTAAAAAGTCAATATTTTTTGCTAAATCTTCAGAAGCAATACCAAATGTTGAAGTTAAAGAAATTAAAGTATCTAAAGACTTTGCTTGATCAATGTTACCAAGAACTGCAAGTTTAGATGCTTGTGTTACTTGTGCCATTAAATCTGCACCAACTTTACCAGTTGCAGCCACATCAGCAGCCATCTTCATAGTATCTGCAACGGCTACCCCATACTTAGTAAACTCGTTTGCAAGTAGTTGAACATCCTTTAATGCTTTAGTAGCATCTGCTGTTGTTGTAAACATATCACCGTAAACACGCTTAAATTTAATGGCCTGCTCTTCTAGTTGCATAAAAGTTTTTGCTGCAACTGTGCCAAAATATAATAATGGTATTGTAAAACCAACCATAAGTTGACGACCAGCCCACTGTGTATTCTTACCAAAGTTTAATAGATTTGTAGAGCCTTGTTTTAATAACTGATTAAGCAGTGCTTGTCGTTGAGCAGCCATTGCTGTTTTAGTTGCATAGTCATTCATATCCAGTGCTAGTGGACGTATGGACATTGCCTTAAGTGCACCACTTGCATCTCTACCCATTTTAATATATTGGGTTTGTAATGTTTTTACATTTTCTCTTGCAACTTTATTGATTGTGTCAAATTCTGATTTAAATAATTTACCAAAAGTTTTTGTAGAAGCACCAGCATACCTGAAGTATTCCTTCATTGTAAATTGATTTTTTTCTAGTGCTGTATTAAAAGCGTCAGTAGTTGTTCTGATCTTTTTCATTTCGGCATAGAATTTGCCGCCAGCGTTTATTTGATTTGCTAGGTTTTGAGAAAGGTTATTAGATACTGCAACACCTGCAGCACCTGTTTTTGCCATTGAGGTGTGAAAGGCTGATATCTGGCGTTGTAACGCTTTTAATTGCGTTAACGCTTCACCAGTGTCAATACCAATTTTTATATTGGACTCTACATCAGCCATTCATTAGTACCTCTTTATTTAGTTTTTATGGTAAATTATTAAGAAGTGCTGCGTCTGATAGTTTAACACCAGATGCCTCTTCAATAATTTGATATACCGTTGGAAGATCCATATTTTCTTCTAACGCTGCTAAGTCTTCTGCAAGTTCTGGCTTGTATTGTTTCATTGCAATTTGAATACATTCCATTAATATGTTCATTGATTTTTCGTTATCTTCTGCGACCGCTGCTACACCTTCGAATTTCTTCATAAAAGGACGTAGGAGAGAAATTTTCAGTGGTCTTACTTTGATTTTAGTGCCGTCAATAAGCGTAACTGTTTTTTCTTCGTTAACAGTAGTTGCCATTTTTCCTCCTTATAAGGTTAACCTTAATTATATCACAGAGGACCTATATTTTAACCAACAACCTCTTCATACCCCAAACCATTCCCAATCCCAAACCCTGCTTTCTTTGCTTTGGCTCCACGAAGGTTTGTTATGTCATTGGCATCTTTTCCATTGTATAATACTCTTTTTTTCATATCTTCCCAAGCATTATCACTCTTATCTTTATCTATATCTACTCCTTGCATTGCCGCTGCAAATTTTTTATCATTATGATCAAACTCTCTTCTTACTTCTAGAATAGATATTAACTCTGGCATAGATAGTGCAAGTTCTAGTTCTTCATAATTTTTCCAAGCACCTATTAAAAATACTTCTGATTCTAATTTGGCTAAATCTAGATCTTGCCAACTAGACCCACTGCTTTCTGATTTAGCCTGACTTTCAATAGTCTCTTCTTTTTCACTACTTATTGTTATTCCAGCACAATATTCCAAAACCTTATATACTGTTTTTATATCTAAATTATCTTCTATTAGTTCTACTGAATCAGAAATGGATGGATAAAACTCTTGCATTGCAATTCTGACAGATTCAACCATCATCTCTATGGCTTCATCTTCTGTGCTATCTTTATCTATTTTATTAAAACTGTCTAATATACCTCTTAGGTATTTTATTTTTGATGGGCCAACTGTTATTTCTGTACCGTCGATTAATTCGATAACATTTTCTTCATAAACTTTTGTGGCCATTAAACCATTATATCAAATAGAAAAGCCCACCGTTTTATGGGCGGGCTAATCTTGTAAAATTACTTACTAAGCAATTGTACGATCAACAATCTTACCATACATACCGTCATCTAACGGTAACATACGGAAAGTTACGTCAAACATAGATGCTGCATCACGTTTTGCTGATGCTACTACGTTTTCGATTGACAAAGCACGGTATCCGATATAGATACGTTCCTTATCGATTGATGGGTCACCAGTTCCTGGACCAACGGCTACTATACCACGTTCTAGAGGAACGTCGCCTAGTTCACCTGAGTTGATGTCGAATTCTTGGCTTCCTTCTCCAACGCCACTTGTTGCGGATGATAATTCATATAAATCATTTGTGTTTGCTGCTACTGCCACTAGAAGGTTTTCTAGTGTTGCTTCTGCAAATGATGTTGCTAAAGATACTTGCATGCCGTCTTTGAAAAGACGAGCAACGTCAAGAACTTGATCAACTTGAACTTCACCGAAAGATGGTTGGAATGTAAGTTCAATACCATTACTGGTATAACCTACGTTTGTAAAAGCCTCAGCATTAGACAAAGTTTCTTTGTATGATGTTGCTGCTTCAAATGCTGGTAGTGGTCCACCTGCAGTACCGATTGTTTGTGCTAAAGCACCGTCATTGTATGTAAACAGTGCGGCTGCACCAACGATAATGTTGTTGGACGATCCACGAGAATATGCCATTTATTTCACCTCTCCTTGTAAAGGGTTTTCTTATTTAGTTGTAAAGCGATGTTTCCTCAAGGTCAAGTATAACACCATTTTGTTAGCCCTTATGCCAGTCATAATCTAAAATAATCTTGTTTCCCGCAAAGGTTCTGGCTGTTCCAAAGTCTATGATGTCTCTAGTCTCTTGAAGTTGGTAGGTTTTAAAGGTGTGAAAATATAGAGGAAGGGACATATCCTTAAGTGCTATGTTTGGGCCAGGTATAACTGTGTCCTGATTGTCTCTTATCCATTTGTTTATATCAACTGCAGACTCATCCAATGAATTTAAAAGATCTTGAATTTTTTGACTTATGATGATTGTTCTTTCAATTGCGTCTTCACCAAAGTTATAAAAATAGTACATTATTTGTTCACAATATATGTGTGGAAATGTTTTTCTATTCATTCTAAACATTCTGTCATATACTGCAAATGTTCCTGTAGACTCTGGAAATGATTCAGTTAGAGCAGCAATATCTGTTGGGCTAGTAGGAAAAAACGGTATTGTAAATTCTTGATCAAAAAACTCACTAATCTTATTTTGTAAATAAGCATTAATCAATGACGGTGGATGATGTATCGTAGCAGCCATTATGCAATCACCGCATTAGAAATCCATTTATATCCAGTTGAATACCCAACACCTTTACCACTGCGTTTTCCTGCTGCCATATTGGTTTTAAATACTTGTGGTCTTTTTATATAATCATATAGACCAGATGCTTTTAAAAATGATTGTTTAAAATATTGTAGAAAAAACATATCTATAGTTGACTCAAAACTACCCTGTGCATCTTCTCCACCAGGGCTAGATACTGAAACTGGATTTCTAGTAAACACTGTTTCTCCATCTTGCTCAAAAACCAATACAGGTGATTTCTTAGGTCTTATTATAACTGGAATACCGTTTTCCATTATTTTTGCTTTATTATAAAAAGGAGTTGTTGATCCATCTTTTACTTGAGATGATTGTGTAAATGTGGACATCACTGATAATCCTAATCCACTAACAGTATATTGTATATCAAATAATCTTGATTCTGGACTTCCAGATTTATACCACTCATAAACATGTTGCAATGCTGCTGGATCTATCCTAGCGTTTGTGTCAACAAATTGTTTTAAAACCTCTATAGTTTGTTTTCCAAGATTATTTAAAAATAACTTTTTGCCACCCTCAACTCCTTCTAAAAATCCCATAGAGTATTGAACAATATTGTCCATATCTCTTTTAAATTGTTTTGTGTTAAATGTTATCATAAATCTATCGCCTGACTATCAGACCTTTTAATTACAATTTTATAGTATTCTGTTTTTCCAAACAAACCAGAGTATGGGCTTAGTGTTGCAATTTCAAAAAGACTTGATTTACCAGCACGAACCCCACCTGTTTCAACATATATAGGGTTACCTTCTCCATCTGATATGTTTGTTATAAGAAGATTAGTTAATGCAATTCCACCATTTATATCATCAAATCTAATATCGCTTGGAACTCTGCCTCTTAAAACTGTGTCAAACAAGATTGCTACATTTTGTACTTGTTGCTCTTCTTTATTTTTAACATTACCAGATGCAAAGTAGCATTTTATATCTTTAAATTTTGACCATTGCTTTTTAATATTACCGTACTGACCTTGCTCAACTGATGAATAATATACTTCTGCTGTCATGGGATATAAAAAGTTGTCGTCTAAACATGTCATAGTATTCCTAGTCTAGTAATGTTCTTAGTATATTTTGATAGTATTTGATCAACTATGATATTGCCTGTACCGTTAAATAATTTTTTAGCATTAAATTTAACTTTGTACTGGTCTGTTTGATATTCTTCAACATATCTTTTATATTGATCAAGTCTTCCACATTTAATATCATTAACTAACATTTCTGTTGCTGCCTGAATATCTGACGGAATTGTTTTATATCCAGCATCTAGAACTAATGTATAGTCATATCCTGTAGGAAAAGTAACAGTATCCCAACCATAATACCCTAAATCGCCATATGATACTGGAAGATTTGGTAGAGTTTTTTCTAATCTATTTAATGATTCTGTTGAATTAGGAATATATTCTTGTACAGCAGAGTTATCTAATGATAATTTAAAATATCTATCGTTTGTTTCTTCATCAACATCAAAAATTAAAACATCGTTTTCATAAACTCTCAACACCTTATAAGCATTTACCCACAAAGGTATATAATCTAATCCTTCTCCAACTGTTTGAACAATAACTTTTTGATTATAAAAACCATCAACAACGAATGAGTCAATAATTGATCTTGCAATAAGTTCGTTATATTTTGCTTCTGTTATTTCTGAAGCGGTAGTTCCAAGTTTATTAGGGTCAGTATATGGTCTTACTATGTCTAAATTATCTTCAAACACTATTTCTTCATCTGAATTTAAAATCTTAACTTCATATTTTCTGTCAAATTCTATTTTTGATAATGGTATTACATATGTTATTTGTAAGTTTGCTGAAGTTATATTTGATTCTTCAACAAAGTGTTCCACCAAATCCTGTAACCTAAGAGTGTAGATATCTCCACTTGTTGGGACATCAAACTTTAGTGTTAGTGGGTATGGTGGAACCCTTAATGCTTCCATTGTTTATAAGCCGTATTCCCTTGCAACGTCTTCTGGTTTCAAAACTGTAATGTGATTACGTGTTGACCATTCTTTTGCTTCTTCTGCGGATACGTAGTTGATACCAACTTTTACTCTTCCTACACCCATCCAGGATACGTTTTTAGTTGACTTAATTGCAACTTTTTCTTTACCTTGTTTAGGTTCAGCAGGTTTTTCTTTTTTAGTTCTTGGTTGTTTTCCAACACCAATGGCACCAGTTGATAATGGAGCAAGTCCTTCAACAAGGTCTTCAATTGCTTGTTTTTTATCTTCTGGAATTAATGCTTCGCCTGGGGCTAACAATGCTGGTTGGACTTCTTCTATAACTTCTTCTACAACATCTTCAACAATTGCGTCTTGAATAGTATTTTCTTCAACTGTTTCTGGTGTTTGTAAATTTAAATCGTTGTCTAATTCTGACATATATTCCTCCTCGTATTATTATATCATTTAATTAAATGTTAAAGGGAGTAAGAAATTAATCCTACTCCCCTTAAAATTGTGCTACAGATTATGCATCTGCTGCTGCATCCGCAAATGCGACTGCGTCTAGTTCTTCCCATTGAATACCGAAACGAACGAAAACTGTATATTCTACAGTATCTTTCTTTGGTCTGTATTCGCGGTTAACTGTGATGTCTCGTTGGAAACCCCATACACGGTTAGCAGGGAATGTCAAATCGACATATCCTGCAGGGTAGTAAGGAACTTCTTGAACATCAATTCCGAGTACACGTGTTGTACGTGCTCCTCCGAATGTTTGTGCGTTACCATCAAGGTATGCTTGACGATTTGCTTCTGTACCTGGACCTTTATTTACAAAGGCTTCGGCAATTGCATCGGCAAGAGTACCATTGTTTTTAACAATACCTTGGAAAACGTCTGTACCTGCGTAGAACTTAAGATTATTCTTAAGTGCACGGTACTTACGTGGCATTGCAAGAATTATGTCTTGCAATACGTTTGTTGTCCAGGCGTTTGCTTCAACGTTGGCAACTGCTTCGTGAGATGCTGAGTTGTTCGCTGTTACTTGATTTACGAAACCGTTCATGATGCTAGTGAAAGCATTATTTCCTGTTCCTGTTCCGTTAATTGCAAGGTCTTCGATATCATTACCGAAAGCGTTGGTCATCAATCTTACGATATGATCTTCCAATGCTGCACCTTCAATATTGTCTTCAAGTGCTTCTGATGATACTTCCCAGTCTAAGCGAATTTTCTTTGTAGTTAATTCAACTTTTGAGAATGTTGCACCAGCGTTTGTGTATTCGCCTAAGCCTTGTGCGGCTGCACGAATTACACGTTCTCCAACGTTAACTTTTTCAAGTTCCATTGTGTTTGCTTTCATGGTCACTCTGCGACCATCTTTAGCCAATACAGTTGCGTCCCACACATAGTCTATAAAACGACGTGCTTGTTCAGGGCGTAAGATACCGCTTCCAGTATCACCTGAAGGATTTACTGCGTTGATTCCTGATGTAGAGCCAAATGATGCTTCTGCGATGTTACCTAAAACACCACCATTTGCATAGTTGCCTGCTACGTTTTCACCAGCATCAGAACCAGATGCGAATGCACCTTGTGCTTGGGCTGTTCCAGGTGCTGTTCCACCTAGATCGCCTGATGTTCCTGGCTGATTTTTAATTATTTCTTCCGACATATATTTCACCTCCACGTGATTTTTTATCTGAATAGATCGGCTGTTTTGAGGAAACGTCCGCCCCATAGGGATTTCTCAACCATTACTGGTTGTAACTGTACGACCTCGCCGAGATCGCCAGACTTTCGGAAAGCGGTATCAGATTCTACTGATTCCATTCTCTTTCCAAACTCGTTAACTGCACCGTTTGTTTCAACTAGTGCATTTTGTGTATTAACAATTTGTGACTTTGTGTCAGCAACTTGTTTGTTTAAATCTGCAACTTCTGTCTGTAAAGACTTTACTGTTGCAAGTAGATCGCTAAAGGCTGATGTAAGAGTATTCTTAACTTCTGTTACTGCCTCAACAATAACATCGTCTGCTTTAGATACTTCTGTAGCAACTTCTTCAATAACTTCTGCTACTGCTTCAACTGTGTCTGCTTTTTCTGCTTCCACAACTGTTTCCGCTGCTGGTGCATCTTCTGCAACAACTTCTGTAACAGGAGCATCAACTACGGCATCTGCCTCTGGAGCAACCTCAACATTTTCAACTGCAATATCAGATTTTTCAACAATCTCTGCTACTACTTCTGTTGTTTCTGTCATAGGACTTACCTCCTTGGTAATCTTAGAAGTGGTAATGCCTTTAGCACTATCGACTAAGAACTTTATCATATTGATTTTTTCATTATCCGTTTTTTCAACGAATCCTATATTTTTCATTTCATTGCCAGTTGTTGGACTGATTTCTTTTTCATTTTCTGAAACCATAACAATTCCAGTTTCTGAATCCCAAAAAACATTTTCTAAGGTTGTATTATCACCTTTAATTACTGCAACTCCGTCTACTTTTTCAACAGAAATAATGTTTGCAAATTCATTTGCTGGAGAGTCTACAAGACTTAACTCAACAAGATCATAATCTTTAATAATTCTAATTTGAGAATCTAACTTCTCATCAAAAGCGTCGTCCCATTTGTTCATTCTTCCACCAATAGAAAAACCTGTTAGTGTGCCATCCAAAACCTTTTCCCATGTGCTTTGAGCACCTTTAGAAACATAAGCGGAAACGAAAACACCGTTATAAAACTTCTTTGACTCTGAATCAAAATACTTGTCTTGTTTAAATGAAACCATTTTGCCTACTGCTAATGGTTGATGCATTTCTCTTATGTTACCTCGAAAGTTTTCAAATGCTTTCATGCTGGCCTCTGTGGTTACAATATCCATTTGGCGATCTAAATTATCTAATGAAGCAAAACCTGAAACAACACGACGTTCTTTATCGACCTTACTAAAAGGCATAGATAGGCGAACATTCTCGCCCTCAGTATTCCATTGGGCTTTTAATATAGACATCGTACTATACATTATAGAGCCCTTTTATACACATGTTATAAACATGTTATAAACAGTTAAACTACTTTGAAGATCTACCCTCGCCCTTTGGATTTCTGCCACTTACAGTTGCAGATCCATCAGACTGATTGTTAAGTCTTTCGCCATCTCTTGCACGGTTAGCATCATTATTCATAGTCTCTGGTTTGGCTACAAAAGGTTCGTCTCCACCGTCTCTTTGTGGAAGACCCAGTGCTACTCTTGCCTCATTAGGCATCATAATCTGTGTTTTTACATATCTTTCAAGAATTTGTGATTGTGCTATTTCATCTGTCAAAGTAAGTTCATTAAACTTAAACTCTAGTATGTCTTGTTTCTCGCGTATAATCTTATTAATTTGTTTTTCTAGTTGAGCCTGTGCTGGTCTGGCTACCTGCTCTTTAAATGTTCTATCTTGAGCCAATGCTGCTGCAATTGCCCCTGAGTCTGATCCACCTAGTTTTGAAAGCGGTACTTGATGTGCTACCAAGATGTCATCACGGTTTTGTTTTCTATATTCCTTAAATGATCCCTCTTGTACTCCAGATTCAATAGGCTCCATCTTAAACTCTACCTTGTTATTTTCTGTATCTCCAGGAAGAGGTATGTACAAAGTTCTATGGTTTTGACCCTTTAATCCAGTTTGTAAAAATCTAAACATCTTATCTTCTGCGTCTGCAGATAGTTTGGCACCTTTCATGGTTACTACGTATCTTGGAACTGCCTTGTTACCAAAGTAGTCAATGTTGTATTGTGAAGCCAGTTGATCACCGTGTAGAGATGATATTGCTGAAATAATGTCTGGAACACCATAGAATGTGTTTAATGGTGAGTATTGTTTAAAATGAATAATTTCGTTTGGTCTACGATCTTCAGTTACTGGGTTTGAATTTGTAGCACCAAAGTTTCTAAAGTAAACTACCTTGTTTGCAATAACCTGTACGAATCCATCTCTTAGTCTGCGACAACGCATTGTGGTTGCTGGAATATGACCAACGTATCCAATTTCACCACGAGTGGTTCTACCAATTTCCATGTATCCATTACCAATTGCTTGAACATCTGTGTATATCTTTTCCATTGTTGTGGTAAAAGAGTCATCTGCGTTTAAACTTTCTAGCCAATCACGTAACTCTACTTTTGCTCTTTCAATTCTGTTTCTTGCACGACTTACTGATTCGTCATTTGAGGAATTCTCTAATTTAAGCATTGTTCTTTTTGATATATCAAAATCATATCCCAAACCTACAATATTTTCAACCTTAGCATCAATAGCAGCGTGGTTTGCAAAAGATGTGTCATAGTAGTTGGCAAGTTCATAAACATTCCATGGTGGTGTGATTACGTCAAATAGTCCATAACCATTTCTAAATACGTTACCAGGATTTATCTGATTAGAGCGAGCACCATCAATACCTTGTGGAACTGCGATTGATCTGTCAATATAAGATTGTTGGGTTGTATCTACTAGAGCCTTGGACATTCTTGCTGCACGACGTTTAAAGTTATTATCCAAACCAGAATAGTTTTTTAACTCTTCCCAGTTTTTACTAAATGGGTCTGAACTAGCAAATGCATTTACTGCTTGTTCGTTCTCATCTATCCTAGCACCAATAACATAGTTAAATTCTTCACTCATTATTCTTCATCACCGTATTTAGCAATTGTTGCTTTGGCTGCTGCCACTGCACCAAGATCATTAAGGTTAGGAATTAATCCTGCTTTCATTCTATCTACTTGTTCGGAATACTCTTCGTCTGATACTCTTCCCATACCTGGAAAAAATACAGCCTCTCCATCTGGTTCTCCATAATATGCTGCTGTCTTTTTTATTTCGGCTAAAGCGGCAATATCGTGTTTTACGGCTGGTATATTTAAAATATTACCCTCTCCATCAGTAAACCACTTACCGTTGGCTCTTTTCCAAACATAAACGCCCCAATCATAGTTCTTTTCAATAAAGGTTATCTTAGAGTCGCCAATCTGGCCTTTCATACGAGGTTTTCTTTTTTTGTTTGGATTTTGATTATTCATAACCATTAGTATACCATATTATGTTGGATTGAGGATATATTGTTGCCACGAAGAACCAATATGAATAGGATTATCGTAACTTTGTGTCAACAACTGTCTTTCTCCATCATTTCCAACAATAATTTTGTTAGTTCCCATGTATGTTCTGTAAATATTTGAAGAAGTATCTCCAAAATCTGAAGAAGATGTCTTAATTAATACACCAAACCACAAATATCCCTCATTCCAAAAATCCCAGTCAAAGTCAAATGGATCTTCTGATCCAAGGACGTATTGCTGTTTTACCTCATCCCAAATTCTAGTGATAGACGACTGTTTTTGTTGTAAGCCAGTTAACTTATAATATGATATGTGGTTATAAACTAATGGACCATTTAAGTTTATGGATCCAGTAAAGGAATTAAATGTTAGGGAGTTTGCAAAAGATATGCTTAAAAAATACCAGTTTTTATTATCAATTACAGGATTGGCTACCAAAACACCATTTAAATAATAAGATATTCCATTTTGTAATTGACCAGTTTTTGAATCTACTGCGTATATTTTTGCCCTTTGTCCAGAGTTACCATTTGCAACAATGTAAAAAATAATAGATGAGTTAACTGTATTTACTTGAAATATTTGAGTTGGGGTGTATGTAAAATTACTGGTATCACTTTTAATTGCAATCTGAACAGTAGATACAGAAAATTTAACATCTTTGTTTTCATTTATTGGCATACTGATACCTCTATTTTGATAAGAGTTAAAATCTCCCTTTAACTTTATTCCAGAATACCTTGTTAGATGTAGGTATGGATTAGATTTTTTATAAATGCTAATTGGATTTTTACCAGTATAATCATCATATATTCCATTTTTAATATATGGATACAGTTTACTACCAGATTTTGTATTAATGGGTGTAGAGGCGTTTTGATTTAAAGATCTAGATGTTAATTCTAGACTTTTAATTTTTATTTTTCTATTGACAGTTGACCTTATATTAAAATTTAGATGTACTGATATAGCCAAATCTTCAAAACTTACCAGCGATGGAGGGTATATAATAGTATCATTTTCTACTAAAAATATTGTGTTTTGCCAGTCTGGATAATTATCAAGATCTAATATTCCACTTTTTAATGCTGGTGCAATTTTTGTAAAGGATTCAAATTTTTTATTTATTCCTGTATTTATAAACTGAAAAGATACATATGATTTTACTAATGAGTTTATAGAATCATACTCATAACTTAAATCTGATCTATTATACTTCAAGTCATCATAATTGTTATATCCTGTAAAAAGAGAATTATCTAAAACTTCGTATGTTTGCTGTATAGGAAGTGCAAATGCGTTTGCCAATTCAGAATAGAGCCATCCATCAGCATCTTCAACTACCTTAAAAATAGATGGTGAGGGAAAGTTAATATTGTATTGAATATAGTCTAAACTATACTCCTTATTGCCAGATGAATTTGTTATATATTTTGCAAAATATTTTAATGGAACATAATCTTCCCAATATCCAGAAATGCCCACATCTAGGTAATATTTATTATATCTTACGGTTGGACTTAAAGTATAACTTGCTAAATCATACAGCATGTGGCTATGAATATTTCCATTATCTTCAAGTATTCCATTGTTTTGAAAATGCGTAGCAAATAACTTATGATTGTTTTTTGTTGAGAATCCAAATCTATACATCTGTTTATTAAAACAAGAGTTATTGTTGTCGTTATTTAAAAGTATTAACTTTAAAGCATTTTTATTTCCAAAAAAAGTAGCAGTATCTTTTCCAAATTTTGATATTATTGTTTCTAGGTCAACACCAATTTCTATATATTGATCTACTAAGTATTCAGTTTGATGTAAAGTTGTCTCCACCCCAGATACATTAATTTTATAGAATATGTCTCCAGTATCTGTTGTATATATCGTAAAGAAATCTAAATTATTTTTATTTTTAATCATAACAAGTGTTGAGTTTAGTAAAGAGTTTGTCTTAAATATTCCGTGAAAAGACTTAATGTCATCCTTTAAAATATTAAAATTTTCAAACACAAAAGAACCGTTTTGATCTATAAAACTTGAAAATGCATAATCTTCATTTTGCAATGCGTATAACTCGCTATACCAACTATTGATATTTTCAACATTTATAACTGGTAAAGAATATTCTGGATTGCTTAAATAACTACTTGTTACATCTATATTATCTAATTTACCCTGTTGCCATTTTCCAATATTAGGATATTCATAGTTTGTTCCATAGTTAGAAAATGAATAATCTATGAATGCTGACTTACCGCTATATGCAGAATCTATTGACTCAAAAGATTTAACTGCTTGTCCATACACCCATCTCTTTTTTGCAATTATTTCTGGAATAACATATGGATATATTGCAAAACAATCTAATTCAAATGGATACACATCTGTATAGCAATAAAAGCCTAGCCAATCTTGATCTTTATCAGATTCGTCTAATTTAGGTAACAATAAAATTGTTGAATTATCTATATCAATATCAAGAACTTTTTCTCCATTTAAAAATAAAAATACTTTATTTTCAGAATAAACTATTTGAATTAACATTGGTCTTGACCATTCACCCACATATGTAGATTTAAAATTATCTCCAACAACCAGTGTTAAAAAACAATCATCAGCATATAAACCATCATTAGAGTTAATTGGTCCAAATATTTTTTTGCTCTCTAGTGTGTCAACACCAAGCCTTAACCACATTTCTACAGTATATGTATTATATCTGCCAGACTCATTTAAAAATCCAAAACCTGGAAATATAATAGATGGTTTTGCTGTTTCATCTTCATTTATGTTAGGAAATAACTTAGTAACATTTGATGCACCGTAGACAAGTGGTACCCCAAAATTTTGTGCACATATTTTATTATTATTTACTAAATAATATCCATAATTTGTGTCTGATCCGTATGATTTTGCAACAATACCTTCTGATGATTCTATTGATATTTCGGTAGGAATAGAAATTTTTTCTGAGCCCATAGAGTAATTATTAAACTCTTCAGACCATTGACCTAAAGATAATCCATTAAGTAAAAATTCATAATCTTCGCTTCCAGACAAACTAGGAGAATACCCTATTTTAATAACTATTTGCATTGTTGTATTTTGATCAATGTGTTTAAATGTTTCTGATAACAAAAACCATTTACCGCTTACTGATATTGGTACATTTTTTAAAACTTCAACTACCTCACTAGTATTTACATCTGTATATTTAAATCCTATTGCTACAGAACTTAGATGTAAACTATTTGAATAAAAATAACAAGATAGGGCAAATGTGTCTAAGTTTGTGTCAAAATCTAAAAAGTTTATTATATTGTTGCTAGTTAGTGTGGCAACTTTGCTTACTGTAGTTGATGGTATTCCAACTACCTTATATAGGGATTCACTTATAAATGGCTGAGTGCTTAAACTTGATTCTTCTGAAACAGTTCCATCAGTTATATCCCAAAGACTAACATCCTTATCTGTGTTATTCAATAACATCAAATAATCTGATTTATCGTCTAGTGCCCATAGTGCTACTGGATGCTCTGAAAAAATTTTTTCTGCATAAAGATTTGATGGGTTAGACATAGGTTCTCCTAGTCTATTTTATCACACAATACGTGTAAACCAACGAGGTAATGTAAACCTTATTCCCTTAGTTATTGGCTTAACTCCATGAATAAAGTTTGGGTTATCTGGAAAACACAAAAGATCTCCAGGCTCTGGCTTAAAGGACATTTCATATTTTGGAAAATATATGTCTCCTCCATCATAATCATTATTTAAATAAACCAATGTTGCTATGTCATTTGGCCTTGATGAATCAAAATGTTCGTGCATACCTTTTCCTTCAATAAATTTTGCAACATGTGTTTTTTCGTCAATAAAATCTTCAAACTTAAAACTATAACTTTTTAATACAAAGTCATAAACCTTGCGTGCAACATCTTGAATTTTGTTAAGAATTTCAGGATCTAGCCCTTGTATTTCATGATATGTATGAACCGTAAACTCTTGCTCTCCATTTCCATAATTTGAAAATAGATCAGTATATTTTTTTGCATATTCTGTCACTAGAACTGTTTCTTCAAGGTTCATAAAACCTGGAACATATTTAATTTGAGATTTAAAGTCTTCCATATTTAACCTATCTTTATTTCACATACATCAGTAGTGCAGTATGCCTCACCCTGTGCTTCTAGATTTTCTACCCCATCGTAGATAGCGTCCCAGTTGATTTTAGCAATCTGTCCTACATAACTATTATACTCTTCTTCTGTAATTTCTGTATAAGGTTGTTGTGGATATACCGTGTTTCCCATAGGCAGGAATGATACCGCTTTTAATTGTCCTTCGTACATATGTAGTGCTGGAGCAACGTGTTTAGACTCTGTTTCTTTATCAAATGAAAGTGTTACAGACACTCCATTGTCAGACCAATATTTTTGAGCAGTTGCAGCAAGTGCAATTTTTTCAAAAAGGCTAACATCTTTTTCTGCTCTTTCATGTTCTGAAGCAATTGGAAAATATACAACCTTTGTATTTGCAGATACAACATCATCTTCTATTTTATATCCAGCAGCCTTAAATAAATGAATCATAGGATCGGAGTCACCAAATCTAATTGCTCTCATAAAGAACTTTCCACCTGGACCCCAATGAACTCCTGGAGTTGCACCAGAAAGAATACTTACGCTGCCTGATGGCTTTACTGTTGTGACTCTTATTGATTCACGAACACAAAGCCATTCTGAATATTGATGATCATATTTTTTAATATTCAAATATCCTTCGTCCATCCATTCACGAACTATAGGCAAACCATGTTTGTCTGAAAAGGAAGCAATACCTGTAAGCGATGTTCCAATTCTTCTATTACGTTGCATAATTCCATTTGTTTGTTGCCAATGTGTTGGAACAAGAGTTACCGTTTTACCATAAAGATATGCAAACTTTAAAGTTCTTAAGAAATCTTCTTTATTTTCATGTCTATTTAAATGAACTTCAACTAATGTGCACAACTCGTATGATTCCAATGGTTGTTCAGCACATGGGTTAAATCCCATTACTCTGTAGTCTTTTCCATCTGCTGGATCTTTTAATCTACCGTAATTTCTAGCAACATCTAACCAAATAAAACCTGGTTCTCCATTATTAACTATTAAATCTACATAGTCTTCATACTTAGTTCCAACTGTTGCTGAGATAGAGTTATTAGACATCCAAGCCCAACCTGGATTATCTGAATCAAATGAATTTCTTTCTGGAAAAACCTCTGCATTTTTTAAATTAATAAAATCTTTATCTCCAGCAGAACCTAGTGCTAAGGTTGCTGATCTACGAACATTTCCTGCAACTACACATGTTCCAATTAAGTTAACAATGTCTACTATTGCTCTGGCATCAAGTTTTTCACCAATTCTTCCACCAATCACCCTATTAATCTGATTGTGTAATTTAATTAATGGTTCTGGTCCTGACGCTACCCCGCCAAATCCTTTAATTGGAGAGCCAAAAGGTCTTATTAATTCATAACTAAATTTTTGTTTTGCTTGACCTGTTCTTAGGTATGAGTTTAACAATAATCTAACAGACTCTACCCAACCTTCTCTGGTATCTGGAATTTCATAAATTGAATCAACTTCTGATGGTGCATAGATTGAAAATTCTTTATCTTGTCCAACGGTATCAAATCCAACTCCAATACCAAGCATGAGAGCGTCCATAACCCACGCAAACAGTGCTCCTGGGTCGTTTCTATCAAGATCCTTAGTAGATACCATGGCACAGTTTTGAAGGGCTGCAGAGTTCCTTTTTTCCATTGTCATGGGGGTTCCAAAAGCCCACATACCACGACCTGGCGGTGTCCATTTAAGATTAAACATACGATCAAATGCTTCCTGAGCAGACTTTTGAGCCTTATAGTCATTCCAAGGTAGTCTATTTTCTTTTGCATGATTCTTTTGTACTGAATACATGCCTTCAATTACACGCTTACAAACTTCGTGCCATCTTTCTTTAGTTCCATCTTCTTTAACGCGGGAATAGGTTCTTATAAAAGTAATTTCACCTAATGAATTGTTTCCAGCATCGTTAAATCCAAATGGGCTATCCATGGTTGTGTATTTTGTTACAAAATCCTCTGGAAGTTTAAAACTAAAAAAGTCTGACATTGATTTCTCCTAATTAAATGAAATTGAATAAGTACTAAGTATAGCAGAGTTTATTAAAATTAAAAACACTACTTTTATTTTATTTGTGCGTTAGTGAAATGACATTGCTGTATGTTGTTTTGGACTGCAACGTTCACATGATGTATACGTATTTTTAGTATATGGACAAGTAGTTGAACTTATTTTGTGTCCAATAACAAAACAGATCAACTTATTCATGCTAGTGGAACCCAGTGTTGAAGTTCATCGCCGCTCATATACATTAGTGGAGAAACATCATAAGCAAGTGTAATTCTTGGTTTATCAAAAGGCCAAGGACCTATTCCATGCGGATGTCCAGTTTCAGATAAAATAACTCTATTATTTTTATTTATATTTTCAATTGGAGTTGCTTCATGTCCACCAATTTTATAATATGTAACAGATGGCTCTGCATCTATACAATAATATCCATGAAAATTGGGAATACCTTTTCCACCTAAATGATCGTGATAATGATTATCTTCTTCAAGTGGTGGATTAACCATTGCGTCTGTATTAAACCAACCCTGCACCATATAGTGTTGTTTTTTAAAATCAATGTTGTAGTATTCACATGCCTCAACTGTCAAATCTCTAATTGCAGAAAAAATATTGTGTATTGCTGGATTGTAACATTGAAAAACATTAAATTTAGTTCCTAAATGATGAACACCTTTTGTTGAGTCTGCATACTCTTTTGTTACTTTTGGATATATTCCAGCAAATAAATCTTTTTCAACTTTTAACAAATACCTAGACAGTCCAGTTAAATCATTTTGAATATACTTTTCAAAAAACTTATGTTTTGGTTTTTCATCTATCATACTAATGGAATCCAATGCTGTTCATGTTCTTTGCCTACGTGTTTTAAGTCATCTAAAGTCATAACATCATATGCAACGGTAATTCTTGGACCTTCCCAATCCCAGTCTCCTTGAGCGTGTGGGTGTCCCATTTCTGAAAATATAGCACGGTTATCTATGTTTTTATTTTCTATATCTTTACCAAAAACTCTATAATAAGTTGTAGATGGTTCTGCTTTTACGCAGTAATATCCATGAAAGTTATCTGGAGCACCAGTATGACCATGATCATGCCAATTTAACTTACCTTTTGTTTTATGGTTAATATTAAACCATCCTTGTAACATAAATTTCTTTTTTTCAAAATCTATTTCATAATACTCACAAGCCTCTTTTGCCATATCTTGAATATTTTTATATAAGTTATATATGCCATCAATATGAAATTGAAACACATTATATTCTCTCCATTTAACGGTAGAGACACTTCCAGATTCTTGCCAAAAGTCTTTAGAATTAACTGGTGTAATGCCGTCTAATTCTACTTTTTCAATCATCTGATATCTATCAATTAACTCATTTGCTAAAATATCTAAATCATTATCTAGCGTTCTTTCAAAAAATTTATGTGGCTTTAAAGATTGACCAATACCACGTAGTTCTGGTGGTGGACCTTGTTGCATTTTTATCCTATCTGTTATATAGAATATTGTATCACACTAGACACTAGTCTATTGGATATAGGTGGTAAACAAGCACTCCGCTTGCATTTATTAGACCAAAAACTTCTCTACCAAACTCGTAGACATTTCTTTTTTCTTTAACAGAGTCTACTTTGTTTACTACTTCATGAACTTCTTGGTTATCAACAAATTTAACCAACTTGTCGCCAAGAGCAACGCTATCTGTCTTCATCATTAGATATTCTGCATCTCTTAAAATTAATATTTCTTCTGTATTACTTACTCTGTTATGAATGTCTTCATTAAATATTGTAGTATTTTCTACTTCGTGCATTTTTGTGTATGTAACTTTTGAGTTTATATTTTTAATATTTGTAAGTGATTTAGATTTCCATAATCCTATAGTATCTATATTGGCAAGAGGCATTTCATCAAATACTGAAAGAACAAGTGTATCTTCATCTGTTATATCTTTTGCTTTTTTATATCCAGCGTCTGTTAGTATAAGCGAGTGTTCGTCAAAACATATTGGTGAGAAACCAAATACTCTGAATGGTGAAAAACCAAATACTCTGAATGGAGAAAATCCAAATACGGCGAATGGAGAAAATCCAAATACGGCAAATGGAGAAAATCCAAATACTTGGAATGGTGAGAAACCAAATACTCCAAATGGTACAAATGAAAATGTTGTAGTTATTTCATTTGATAGTGCAGAATATTCTGAGTTTCCATTAGCGTTAGTTGCATATACTTTGTACCGTTGTGCTGTTCCTGGTTCTTGTGCTAGTGCTGCAGAAGTTGTTGTTGCAGTATCTCCTGATTTACCGTCGTTTGATTCCCAATGATAATTTGTTATTGCTGATCCACCGTTTGCTGGTGCAGTCCATGAAATTTGATCTTGATCAGCGTTTGGTGATGAAGCAGTTGGTGCTGCTGGTGTTGCTGGAACAGTTGTTGCTGTAATTGAATTTGATGCTGCTGATTCACCTGATGTTCCGTAAGTATTTGTTGCAGTTACTTTAAAAGTATATGCTGTATCTGATTGTAATCCTGTTACTGTAATTGGAGATGATGCTCCAGTGCCTGTAAAACTACCTGGGGTTGATGTAACTGTAAAGGAGTCTGCTGCATAGGTAGGGTCTGCTGTAAATGTTACTGTGGCTGCACCATTATTATAGGCCCGACTTATACCAACATTTGTTGCTGTACCAATAGTTGGTGTCTTTGGCATTAAAAAGTCATTAGAGCCTTGAGACTTCTTACCTGCTTTTTTACCTATTGCCATGTTATCTCCTTAGTCTTATTATATCAAACTGTTATGCAGTTAAATCGCCGTATACAACCCAGGTGTTAGTTGCTCTCTTGAATAGAGTGCAAGATGACCACCGTGTACGTAATTTGAGACCTGGTGTAGCATTTACTGTTACTCCTGCGTCTCCTGCGATTGTTACTTGACCTGTACCAGTTTGAAGAATATCAAGTGATGTTCCAATTGGGAAGGCTACTGCTGAATTAAGAGGAATAGTTAGTGTTGTTGCACTAGCACTATCCATTTCTATTAAGTCGTCTCTTTCAGTCAATGCTGACAGAGTATAACTTGCTGTCTTTTGAATAATTGGTGTCCGTGAAGGTACACCTTCTAATCTTTGTGTACCGTCTGCAAATACGATTCCGTTTGCAGTGATGTCTGATGTTGCAGTGATTGAGTTTGCCTCAAGTGTCAAAAGTGCCAAGACATCTAGTGAACCTTGTCCAAAGTTAACTGTAGTTGCTGGCTCAGTTGTAACACCATCAAACAATTTCCATTTACCGTCTGTAACGTCTTTGACGATACCAGCATGTTTTTGTGTTCCATCATTATAAGAAACTACCAAACCTAGATCTGTTACGTTGTTAGCATTTGTGTGTCCAAGTTGTAACATGGTATCTTCAATTTGTAATTGTGTTGCTGATACTACTACGTTAGATCCGTTGACAATAAAGTTTCCATCAACTGTTAAATCTTGATCAATTGTTACATTTCCAGTAAAATCTGCTCCTGAAAGGGATGCTAGATTTCCTAGTGTTGTTACAAGGTTTGTAATTTTATCTTGATTGATTGTTCCTGATATAGAGTTATTTGTAACAGAGTTATCAAGTGGTGTTCTTGCATCAGAAAGTCTTGCATCATCTGTAAGAACTACTGCCAAGGTATTTAGAATACCGTGTACGTTTGATGTATCAGATTCGTGATTGCTTAAATCTGTTAATGTTACAAGTGTTGCTGTATTTGATATACCGTGAACATTTGTTATTTCTAGATTATGATCTGAAATTGCATTATCTGTGTATTGTTCTAAATCTGTAACTGCATTTCCTAATTCTTGTTGAAGATCTATTACTGCATTTCCAACCACATCGTCTGCATAATCATTAGCAGCATTAGCAAAAGAAAGATCTGCATTGTCTAAATACAAAACTACGTTTGCAATTGCACAATCTGTATAATCTTCTAAAGCCACTATAGCGTTATCTAGACCCTCTTGTAAAGAGTTTGCAATGTCGTTTATGTTATTTGATAGTGTATTAATATTGTTGTCTACATATTCATATGTCTCATCTTGAGCATTGCTGATGCTATTTGTTATAGTTAAAAAGAAATTTTCATCTTCATTAATAGAGTTTGCTAATTCTTCAAGGGTGTTTAGTGCTTCTGGTGCAAGCCCTATCAGATTAGCAACTGCGTTATCTGTATAATCATTTGCATCTGCTAAAGCATTGCCTGCCGCTAAATCAGCGTATGTTTCTAGAGTTGAAACTGCATTAGAAACTGCGTTGTCTGTGTAGTCTTCTGCATCGCTTAATGCGTTTCCTGCTGCAAAGTCAGCATATTCTTCTAAATCTGAAACTGTATTTGCTACTAAGTTACCTACATCTGTTGATCTAGCAATGCTAGTTGGAATTTGTGCTGTTGGAACTAAATTGCTTTCATCTAATGTGGCAACACCGTTTGCTGCACCTTTTTGTTCTAATAAAATGTAATCGTCTAGGTTTCCGCCTAGATCTTCTATATTTTTAAAGTATGGCAAATCATCCCATGCTGTAGAGTTGTCACCTATTTTAAATTGTCCTGTGTCGGTTTCAAAACCAATTTCTCCAGAACCCAGAGTAGGGTTAGCATTAGCCCACTGTGTAGCAGTTCCTCTACGTTGTAGCATCCTTGTTGCCATTTTATCTCCCTGTGTAGGTCTTACCTACTTTGTATTTTGTTTTAATTATAACAGTTTTTTTAAAATGTTTTAATTAAATTCACTGTCTGGATTTCCACCATCAAATACTGCTGCCCATGAATTTGAAAATGGTGTTCCACCACTTAATGTAGAAATTTGTGGATCGTCATATTGTTCAGCATCCCAGAATACTGTAACAATTCTTCCGTTACCATCAATTGCTGTATCATGAATGTGATCTGGAATATTTTGTACATCATTGCTTGTTGCAATTGTAAACCAATCAGTTTCATAATAAACTTTTAATCTTTCTACTGTGGTATCAAACCACATATCCCCATTGTCTGGGGAAAGAGGGGCAGTATTTGCTACTGGTGTACCAGTTACAGAATCTACGTATTCTTTAGTAGTAGCGTGACTTGAGTGTGTAGGTGTTCCTACTGCTACCGCGTTTCCAAATGAACCGCCGTTAGTTACGACTAATCCATTCTTGACTTTAAAATCTTTTAGACTTGTAGTCATTTACTGCCCCCTAATTTTTTTACTAGACTAACAATGTACCAACAACTGTTACATCTGAGTTGTTATTGGCTGTTGCTACTCTTAGTCTTACATCTGTTCCGTTTACGTCTGCAGAAATTGTGGATGCGGATCCATTTGTTCCTACAATTGCGTATTCTGTGATTGCGATGTTGTTTGAAGTATCAAGAGTTAAGATAACTTTTGAAACTTCTGTGTGTGCACCGTAAGCAACTTTTACCAAGAATTCGGCTGAGCGATATTCTGCTAATGCCCAGTCAATTGCTGTAACTGTGCTTGCTGTTGGAGCATTTACTGTTGCTGCAACTTGTCTAGCAACTGTGTTAATATCAATTTCAGTGAAATTAGGTATTACTGCTTCAAGAGCATCTACTGCACGTTGATCTGTGAAGTAAAGGTTTGTTGAACCTTCAACCAAAGCATCTGTGTTAGAGTCTCCTACACCATTTTCTGCTGTAATTACCAATCCTTCAGAGTTACCTGTGATTGAGATATTTGTTAGAGTTGCCATTGTTAACAAACTTGCTGCTGACTCTTTAGCCCTTGTATCTGTGAAGTATTCGTTTGTTCCTTCTTCGATATCAGTTGTTGACAAAAGATTAATTGCATTGTCTGTGTAAGAATTTGCATTTCCTAAAGCATTACCTGCTGCGAAATCTGCATAATCTTCTAAATCAGCAATTGCATTACCTACTTCTAGATCTGTGTAGGAAGTTGCATTTGAATAAGCATTTGCTGCTGATCCAACTGCGTCATAGTTTGCTGCTAAGCCATCAGCGTAGTCTTCTGCGTCTGATAAGGCATTTGCTGCGGAACCTGAAGGATCATAACTTCCATTAAAGGAAATTGTGTTTCCTGTAATGTCAATGTCAGTTCCTGCAATTAAAGCATTTTGTTTTAATGCAACCAAGTTGGTTATTGTTCCAACAAAGTTTGCATCGTCACCAATTGCTTCTGCGATTTCGTTAAGTGTGTCTAATAATGCTGGTGCATTGTTTGTTAAATCAGCAATTGCATTACCTACTGCAAAGTCTGCATATTCTTCTGCATCTGCTAAAGCATTTGCTGCTGAGCCTGCTGGATCGTAGTTTGCTGCTAATCCGTCAGCGTAATCTTCTGCATCTGCTAAAGCATTTGCTGCTGAGCCTGCTGGATCGTAGTTTGCTGCTAATCCGTCAGCGTAATCTTCTGCATCTGCTAAAGCGTTTGCATAAGCATTTGCTGCTGAGCCTGCTGGATCGTAGTTTGCTGCTAATCCGTCAGCGTAATCTTCTGCATCTGCTAAAGCGTTTGCATAAGCATTTGCGGCAGAACCCAAAAGGTCATATGTTCCTGAAATTGCATTTGCTGCTCTTTCGTTTGTAAAGTAAAGATTTGTTGTTCCTTCACTTACGTCATCAGAATCATGATTAGAAATGTCTGATACTGTACCAGTTACATCTCCAACTAAGTCTGCTGTAATTGTATTTGCAAAAAAGTTTGCATTTGCATCACGAAGTACTATTGTGTTTGCTACTGCATTTGATGAAGCGTCTCCACCAACTAAGTCTACAATGTATTGTTGATCATCTGTACTTTTTGTCAAGATGTCAAAGTTGTTAATTGTACCTGTTGTTCCTTCAACGACTAAACCATGTTTAATCTTGAAATTTTTTGTTACTGTTGCCATTTTTTATCTCCTTATGCCTTAAGTCCCATGCGTGCGTAACGCACAGTGACAGGCCGTATAACTGGGTCTGGAGTGATTGTTAAAGCCACTGTATTTCCAGCCCTCGAGACACTTATGGTTCCAATATTCCCATCGTTGTCTATTGTCCCATATTCAGAAACGGAACTATCTACCGTGTCATTTAATATGGTCAATTCTGTTGCGTAGAAGAGGTTATCTCCTGCTGTTGTTTTAGAGATGGAAATAAGATACTTAACCATTCTCCATTCTGTTGCATTATGACTATCTAATATTGTAACGTTTTCAATTTCAGAAATAGTGTTGTCGTTATTACCGAAGGTGCCAAGGCGTGTTGCTTGGGACGCGGTAGTGTCAATTAAATCTTCATAATCTTGCTGAGATGGCCTATCGCCAGTCTCATAACGTGATTTTACTGTTGTGATTGATTGTTGTGCCATGCCTAAATTATAACATTATTTTTACAACTTTTTATAAATTAAACAAATATATAGGTTCCTACGTGCACTACTTTAACATGTGGTGCTACATATACAGAACCGCCAAGTTTACGCCATAACGTACAGAAATAGTAGTCTTCTGACAAAAGTCTTTCTTCTTCTGGGTCTACCTGAGTTTTCCAAAAGTCATAAATGTATTCACCTTTTTTAATTCCACCTAAATCTAGTTGATCACTTTTATATTTTCCAACATGCTCTTTCATTGTTTCAAAAACATTACGTTTAATTAACAGCAAACCAGTTCCTATGTTTTTTACCTCTAATGGTTTTTTAGGATTATCTGCTACCTTATGCAAGTCTTGTCTATTAACAAAATTTATGTTTACATAAGATCCAAACCTTTTTAAATCAGGTTTTTTTAATTCTGCTGCTTTTTCTACGTTAGCCCAGTTAATTGCCTTCATTGGCACGGCAGCCCCAATAATATCTAAATCTGTATCAATCATATCTATAACACCATCAGCGTTAAAACCTTCGTCACCATCAATAAATAATAGGTAGTCAGCATCAGATCTTAAAAATAGTTCTGTAAGGGTGTTTCTGGCCCTGTTGATTAAAGATTCGTTGTACAAGTCGTTAAAGGTTACTTTGTATCCTTTGTAGGTTAGTTTCATTACTAATCCCATGACACTTTTCATAAAGTATCCATGACAAACCCCACCGTACATTGGGGTTGCTATAAAAATACTAGGTTTTTCTTTTTTATCCATATGTCTATTCTACAGTATATAGTTGCTATAGCCAATAACCTGTAAAGGAATTGGGGGCACATTACCTGGACCATACCCTTCTACTGTTATTGTTGTAAATCTTATTCTAAAAGGTAAGGTGTAATTTATTTCTACCGTGCCAGGTTTATAGGATATTTGGGTTTGGTAATAGTCTGAGGTTTCAATACGTCTTAATTTTTGTTTATTGTCATCAACAATAATTGCTGTTGCCATTAGTCAGTTACATCTTCAAGGATAATCAGACTGCCTTGTGCAACTGTCCAAACAATTTCTGATGTAGATAACTCAATATCAAAAATATCTCCTGTTTGAAGATTGTGTGATTCTTCTGCTGCAAGTTTAACTGTAAATTCTCCAGCCAAATCATCTGCATCTGCTGCTGGAGTCAAAAGCATAACTGTGTTTGCATTATCTGTTATTACTCCAAGATCTTTAGCAAGGTTTGGTCTTTTAATTTTCATAGCAATGTTCCAATCTGCTATAACTAAAGGGGACTGTTCATCGTCTGTCACATAAACTTTAAATGCTGAGGTGTCACCACGAACTACTGTCCATTTAACGGTTGGGGGTTTAGCACCTACGTCATATAAGTCTTGAGAAGAGTTTCTAAGAATAGCCATAATGTAATTATATCACGCTTCTAGGTTTTATATATATATCACTACATCCATTATTCTCAATAGCATACCCAACTACTTCCCATGACTGGTTATACTTTAAAAATTGAGTAACTGCTGCTGCAACTGCAAATCCACCACGGTTATTGTTGTCTGGTTCCCAAAATGAGGCATACATAATAAAATCATTTAAACCTATGATTGTGTTAGATTTTGACATTTCTGTAGACTTTAAAATATCAGATAAAACATAATTAAATCTATGATCAGCATCTATATAAATATAATCAAATTTTTTATCTTTTAATGGAAGGATATCTTGTGAATTACCTATTTCTAAAAATACATTATTATACTTTTCAAACCTTTTTTTTACAAAATTCAAATGTTCTGTTTCATCAAATCTTCTAACCTTTGCACCTTCCCAATCCCACATTTTAAAAGTATCTAAGAGTGTTGCACTTTTAACATTTTTGCTGTTTAAAACCAGTTGAGAATAATCTCCGCCCAGTACACCTATTTCTAAATAATCTATACTTTGTGGTATTAGATATTTTAAAGCACTTTCTCTATTTGAAAAAACTTTACAATTTATTAACTGATTGTCAGATATTGTTTCAACATGATTATGATACTTTTCAATATCAAAATTCATCAAGAAAGACCGTTCTTTAATGCTCCCCAAGTACCGTTACCTTTGGCGGTAACTACAAGAACTCCATTAGATGCATCTGCGTAAGCACAAACTGCTACAGCACCTGCACCACTGTCTGGTCTAACATTTGTTAAACCTCCACCAGTCTTTACGTATAAAACGTCACCTGCAGTAAATTCAGATGTATTAACATCTGGTAATACTCCAGATACAACGCACACTCCCTGTGCATTATTTGCTGTTGTAGATTTTAATAATCCTAATATTGGTGATGTTGTTGTAGGAATTGCTTTTCCTATTGTTGTTAAATCTTGTCCTGTGTTGTGACCATTAATAAATACAGGAGATCCTGCTAATATTGATGCTCCAGATGTATTAATTACATCTAATTTCATGTAAGATAAACCAAGTCCAGCAAGTGTGCTATCTAGTGAAGTTGCTAAAGATTGAATATCTTCATGTACGTTTACGTCATCATCAACTAGTGGATATGGTAAGTTATATATGCTTGATTGACCTGTTGCCATACCAATATTATATCATTTTAAATAATTTTTTGTATTATCTTACTAATATGACATTTTTAATTTGACTTGCTGGCAAATAGATGTTATACTTGATATATGACACCTACCAAGGGTGTCATGTTTTCTTAGGAGAGAACTATGAAAAAAGATAAAAAATTTTTAATAGGATTGCTCGCAAGTCTTGGATTGTCTTCAGTATTCTTGAATATTTCTAATGCTCAAGGTGTTGAAACTAACCTGAAAAACGATCAGTATACAACATTTACCGCTGAGGCGGTTTTTTTGCTTTCTAGGCCAGATCACTTAGATAAGCCATCTAGAGATAATGTAAGGACCCTTGCTGAATATCAGGATAAAGGACAACTTACTGATATTGAACTAAAAACTTTGCTGTCTGCTTGTGGTTTTGAAAATAAACACCTAGTAGAGGCTTGGGCTATTGCTAAAAAAGAATCAATGGGTAACGCCTTGGCTTTTAATGGCAACAAAAGCACTGGAGACAAGTCATACGGATTATTTCAAATAAATATGATTGGTGATCTTAATGCTGATAGAAAAGAAAAATATAATTTAGACTATACTAGTCAACTTTTAAACCCATCAATTAATTGTCAAGTTGCTTATATTATGAGTGATGGTGGTAACAATTGGGGACCCTGGAAAGGTATAACTTCAAAAACTAGAGAGTTTATGTATCAATTTCCTAAAGATTAATCTATTGGATATAAGTGATATACCAAAACGCCGTTAATGTCTAATAGTCCAAATATTTCTCTACCAAATTCATAGACGTTTCTTTTTTCTTTTATTGAATCTACTTTATTAACTGTTTCATGAATTTCTTTGCCATCTACAATTTTAACTATTTTATCTCCAAGAACTACACTGTCTGTTCTTTCCATAATATATTCATTATTTCTTAGTATTAATATTTCTTCAGTGTTACTTATCCTATTTTGTATATCATCATTATAAACTGTAGTATTTTCTACTTGATTTACCTTTATATATGTTACTTTTGACTCTATGTTTTTAACATTTGTTAATGATTTAGACTTCCAATGTAAAATAGTGTTTATATTTGCCATAGGAATTTCATCAAATGTTGACACAATAAAGGTATCACTGTCTGTTATTTCTTTTGCTTTTTTATATCCATTAGTTGTCAATACTAATGAGTCTTCATCAATACATATTGGAGAAAATCCAAATACTGTAAATGGAGAGAAGCCAAATACTCTAAATGGAGAAAATCCAAATACAGCAAAAGGAGAAAAACCAAAAACACTAAAAGGAGAAAATCCAAACACCTGAAATGGAGAAAATCCAAACACCCCAAATGGTGTAAATGTAAATTGTCTAACTGTTAAGTCAACTGGAGTTTCATAATCTGCTGCCGTGGTAACTGCAGGAGTTTGTTCAATAACTTTTCCATCATTTGCGGCCTCTGCCTCTTCTCCAGAAACTGAAGTAATTACGTTTCCTAAAGTAAATCCTTCTGATACAACATCTGCTTGTGCTTGTGCACTGGTTCTGCCAATAAAGTTAGGAAGTAATTTCATTCCTTTTGCTACAACGTATTTAACTAATTTTCCAAACATGACAACCCCCTATGCGATCAAGTCGCCGACTAGAAGCCAGGTATTTGTGTCAAACTTAAACAAAGATACACCTGAATATCTTGCTGCAATTGATTTATTACTATTTTTACTATTTAAAGTAACTCCTGTATCTGCAATAAAAGTAACAGATCCAGTATTCATTCTAAAAAAATCTATTTCTGATCCTATTGGAAAAGCAACTGTAGAATTGGGTGGAATTGTAACTGTCCATGTACTTGTAGAATCAAAAGTCATTGTTTGACCAATATTGTCTAATGATAAGTTCCAGTTTTGTACTCCACTACCACCTTGTTTATTAAATGTAACTAATCCACCGTGAGAAATCCAAGTGGTACCATTATAAAACTGTAAATCATTAATTGCTGATCCACCAGAAGTCTGTCTAACAAAACATACTGTTCCTCTTACAGGTGATGGTAATGCAATATCTCTTGCTGCGGGATTTAAATAGTTATTTACTCCAGCCTTTGCTGTAATTACTGCGTTGGTGTCTGAAAATACAACATTATTTTGAAATTCATGTGTTCCAGACCAGTTATAATTTGCAGCGGCATTTGTATTTCCACCAATTGCATAAAATGTATCTGTTCCTTGATCGTAAACGTATGCTGTTTTACCACTAGTATTTAATGAAGCCATTATTCACCAATTCCTATTGCTTTAAGTTCTTCTTCTGTTAAACCTAATGCAACTAATTTTGCAATTGCAATTTCTTTTAAAATTATATTATCAGCCATTATTCACCTATTGTATCCCAATCGGAAGTTGCTGAATTATAAATTTTTAACAACAATGGACTAGATCCTTTAACGCACCAAAGGGTTCCGTCTGTTGGTGTTGCTGGTTCTGTAGATGTATAAATTGCTGTTGGATTTACTGGTGTGCTTCCTGGATCTGAATCTATGTCTAGCCATAGCAATCCTTCTTGAACAACTACTGGTTGTGTGTTTGAAACTATAGAACCTGTTCCTAATTCTTCTAATGCATCAATTGAATCTTGAATATTTTTTAAATGATATGCAATTGATGGATTTACCAATGCAGCGGTATTACTACCTGTTTCATCATATGAACTTGATCCGTAATGGTAGGTTCTTAAAGCAGTCTGAATATCTGCGGCATCTTCATAGCCTGGAACTTTAGTGGAATATATATTTCCTATGCTAACATCAGCCATTGTTCATCACCTTCCTCATTATACCACGATAGATATTACAAAATGAACCGTTTTTGTACCAGTTAAATTTTGCCAGGTAGAACTAGCATACTCAATAGCATTAACTGTTACTGGAATCACCTGTAATCCAGTTCCTGGATCATTTGTAAAAGAACCTATTTGTATAGAAGACGATATTGGGTTTTCGTTTGGAATGCTGTAAGTGATATTAAAATTTGCACTAGTTAAGGTTTGAGAAGTTTCTTCATCAACAATATAACTTACAGGAATATTAAAAACTTTAGATCCATCAACAAATGTTCCAGTCATTATTTTATTGTATTGAAGTGGGCTTAGTTTAATTATTGGATACCATTGAAAAGAAGGATTGCCATCTTCGTTATCGGGTGCAGCATTATATTGATAAACATATGAATATTCGTTATCTGTTTTTAAAACGTTAATACAAAGGTCTTTTGCTTTTGGGGTTTGGCCAACAAGTGCTGTATTTGGATTGCCTACTGAAACATAAAATAAACTTCCTCTTTCACCTTCAGGTCCAAAATCAACCTCTAAGTTTATACTACTTGGTCCGCTTAATACTAAAAGTTCGTCTGTGGTTAATACTATGTCAGCCATTATGCACCAGTTACATCTGCTGTTACGCTAATTGTTCCTTTTAAAAGTGTGTAAACTACATCTGTTCCACTTGATATTTGAACATCGTAATAATAAGTAGTTCCAGCAACCAACTGTCTTCCTACTGCTGGAAGTATAACGCAGGTAATATTAGTTTTTGCTTCATTTATTGTTGCTTGTCCACCAACGGAAAAACTTGGACTTGCACCCAATGCTGAGGCTATAGTAAAAGTTGATGTGTAACCAGTTAAATTAAAGGTGTTACCTGCAGCGTCTTTGGGATATATAACAAATTCATAACGGTCACCCTCATAATAATTGATACTGTATGTGCCTGGAAATGCCATAAACCCTCCTAATTCATTATATCATGCTATGAAACTGATACATATATTTTTTTTAGTATTAGGTTTGTTAAAAAATCTGATTTGGCATAAGGTCTACAGAAGTTAAACCACATTTCTTTATTTTCTATGTGTATGGTTTGGTCAACAGTTAAGTCAAAGATTCCTTGGTATTTAAATGATCCAACCATTGTTAAAACTGATTTGTCAATTTCGGGGTATACGGTAGCAAACCAAAGTTCAGTATTATTAACAAAGGTTTCAAGTGAAAAGTTATAGGTAATTCTAACAGTTGATCCTATTTCTAAACTTCTAAATGTTAGTACTCTAGATTGTTCGTTGTAAAGGGTGTTGCAGTTTAATGGTAGGAATGATTGGTTTTTTAATATGCCTTTTTTATCAATATATAAATCGTGCCATCCATTTTCACCTCTGGATGGGTCTATGCTAAAAATTTTAGAAGATGTGTCTTCGTAACTAGCCCAACCTGGTTGCTGTTTGTAAACTGGAAAATAACTTTCTCCATTTTTACCGTTTATACCATTCTTGCCATTTTTTCCATCTGCACCTGAATCGCCTTTGTCACCTTTGTCACCTTTAGGACCTTGTATTCCTTGTGGGCCCATTGCACCTTGTGGTCCTGGTATACCTTGTGGTCCTGGGACTGGTAAAAATTGTAGTTGTGGGGCTTCCTGATCAACTGCATTAATTTTTTGTTTTTCTTGTATAGGAAAACCCATGCTGCGTGAAATGGCCATAGCGTCTCCTTATTTTATTATCTTTACGATTTTTTCTGAGCCTGTTGAGTCTGTTATTTTTATAACGGACGGTAAATCATTTTTAACATTTGAAATTTTTATGACTGGCATTATAAAGTACCACTGATGTCACCAAGAACTGTGATGGTTCCTATAACTGGTGTCCAAACTGTGTCGTCGATAGTTACTTCTAAATCAAACATAAGTTCTGCAACGCTAGAACGGTACGTAGAGCCCCAAAAAGCAGACAAACTTGGGTCTACCTTTACCTGGACATACCCTGAGCCTGAAACGACCGTTAGAGGGTCTATTATATCGGTTTTAGGGTCATATGCGGAGGCAAGGTAAGTCCATCCTGTTGTATCAAAGTAAGTTGTTTCATCGTTTTGTAAAAAGTCAATTCTTATGAGAGAAGAGTCTCCACGAATTATTTGCCATTTAAGGGTGGCGGGGTCAGATCCAAATTTTTCTACGGTTGTACACATATTAGCATTATATCATTTTATTAAAATTAAAAGTCCAACACCCAAGAAACGGTGGGTATCGAGATTTACTCAGGTGTTAGATATAAAATTATATCATGCCAGGTATATAGAAGGTTTGTGGATAAGTTGTTAATAAAGAATTCACCAAATCGTTATAATTGGTTTTTAAGGTTTGTGAGGAAATTTATATTAGACCAGGAAAACAATGTGTATAATTAATATATATAAAGAAAAAAACATATCCTAATACCTTAGATATCTTATATATATTATATATATTATATATAAAGATATATTATATATAGGTCGAAATTATTTTTTAGGCTTAGAAGGTTTTTTAGAGTTCGACAATAAGATGTCATAGATGATTTCTACCTTTTGTTCTAAGCGGTTTACTTGATCTTTCATGGATGATCCTGAGTTCGGACGAAGTTCGCTGAGGTAATGTTTTACTAACCATCTAACACCTAAAGCGATAGATCCGATTATGGATATAATACTCACGATAATTTCGGCAGCCATTTTTAAGTCCATTGTACTAAAATTATAACAGAGTTTTACATTTTTTTGAACGGTAGTTCGATCGCCCGACAAATAGAAGTAACAAACCCTAGCATTGACAATTTCTGCATGACACATGCCCTTATGTCAACCTATGGTTATTTTCTATAGTATAGGCTATAATGGTATGAAGACCGAGAAAGGGTATATATGTACAGAGATG